GAAAAAATGGTAGGAGAATTTAATGATGATGATAAAATCATGGACAACGTAGGACCACATGCATTATAAATTCTTGATTTTCCATATCTGAACAATTTGGATGCGACAGCATCACCGGAAGGAATTATATAAGAATAATAATCCAGTCCCTGTCCCAACCATGCATAAGGAGAATCCTTGAAGTAATAAGGATTATCGAAAACTCTAACAGATGCTGTAAGGGCTACATTTTCAAGAGTATTATCACTTACAAAATATCCGGCATAAAATCCTCCAGTTCGTGTGACATTTTTTATATTTGTATTTTCATAAAAATGAATATTTGAAATAACTTTTTGTGTTGATAAAGAAATAAGATCACAAGTAATATCAAAAAAATTATTTGTTCTGTTAAAATTAAGTTTAGGATAATGTTTTGTAGAATAATTAAAGGAATCTTTTAATTTTATAAAGAAAGAAATTGGATAATTTTGCCATTTTATTGGATTTATGATAAATGAATCATCTTCATTTCCTTCTCCATCAATCCCATTAGAAGAAATTTTTAATGAAGTAGCAGCGTTATAACGTATCTTTACAGGTATTTCTAATGATGAAAAATTTTCAATAGGTAAATTAATAAAATCTTTTTGAGTCTCATTCAAAACATTATTTTTTGTGGGAAACTTTGATATGTCTAATTGAGTGAATAGTATTACAGGTTGTTCTGAAGTTAAATTTTTTGGTTTTTGATCGACATAATTCACAATTGCAATTCCACTAGTTCCGGCCAACACTGAACCATCAACCGCAATCGAACTTTCAACTAAAGATCCATTTGATAAAGAAACGTAAATCGGTTCAATTGTTGTTTTTGCAGAGCTTAAGATTTCAAAACGATTGTTTTCTTTTTTTACAAAAAAGAAATAAGATTGAAGATGCGCCCAAGGATCTTTTGAATATTCATCTAAATCCAAATAATCTGAATTGCTTCCACTTGCATAAAAATAAAGTGTATAACCATCTGCTGAAAGGGCAGGATATGACTGCCAAGAATTGAATCTTGATATGATAATGTCATCTGTTGGTTGTCCAGAAGGATATGATGCGATTTGATCATCTCCTAAATAGGATGTTTTTATAAAATTACCAATATAGTTATATGCTGAAACCTTAAATGTTTGGCATGCTTGTATTGAATCGCCTGCGCTTGTATATGCAAAAAAAGAAACATCATATATTCCGGGCCACTTATATGCGTGTTTTGTTGATAGAGATTCAGAATATGAACCGTCCCCAAAATTCCATAATCCTCTTCTATCGCTTAAAAAGGTGCTACTAGATGATAATGTCGCAATAAAAGTCAGGGGTGTTATATCCAATGTGTAGGTTGAAGCAACCTGAGTATTGGTATAATTTGTGACAGATAAATTTACGTATGTACATGCCATTTTTAAATTGTTTCGGATATTATTTCAATTCTTTGTAAGAAGTTTTCTTTATCATAAAGATAAGGAAATTGAAAATAAGCGAGATTATAATTTTGGGTTGTTACAATGATATCTTCTTTGTCGTAAACTGGATTCCAAATCAAAACACTTAAACCATCTGTTGTAAGAATTCTTCCGTCTTCTGTAGTTCTTTGAGTATAAAAGCTTTTAACACCTTTTGTTTCACCTATCGAATTGTTAAGTTCCGTTAAACTTATGTTTTGACCCAATACACAATTTTTTGAATCAAAATAATTTTCAAAAATTCTAATGATAGAACCTTTAATTTCATCATCATTGATTCTAGAATCTGCTCTTTTTACTATAACAATTTTTGTTTGTTGATAAATATCTTTATCTAATGTTTCAATTGGTAACGAAATTCCAAGATTAAATGCCATATAAACAGGATCCATATAAATAACTTCAGAGGTTGTTAATTTTATGCTGTCTACAAAACTATCAATATATTGTTTTTGAGAATCTGTTGTGAAATTATTGTTAACTTTAATAGAATTGGCTTCGTATATGCGGGGAACAAGATAAACATATATATTGTTAAAATTGCATGTATCGGCAAATGTTATCTGATTTGCTAAAAGACGGCTTTCCAATGAAGGTGCTTTCAAACCTATTTCATACAGATACTTTATGTGTGTATTCAAATAATCCTGATTATTCACAACCTGAATATCTTGAATAATATTTCTGAAATTGGTAAAAATATAGCTTTTAAAATCTTCTGCAGTGATAAGACGATATTGACGTTTAAATGTGTTCGGTGCGTTCTTTCGGATATCATTTACTGTTTCAGGATCTCCGAAAATAGTGGAAGGTTTGTCGTTAGTGAAGCTTAACAATTGAATCTGTGAGGGGCTTAAATATGCAAGATTATCACTCTTGGTATCATTCACAACAGCAGAATAATTGGTGCTAGAGAAAAGGAATAGACTGTTACCATCCAAAATATTTGGACTTATTTGACCTGATGTTCCATCACTTCTTAGATAATAAATTAAAACTTGATCACTAGGATTTAATTGTCTTCCGGTAATATTATTTCCGAATTTAACTTCATAGTGACCATTTTCATTGAATCTCAATTCATAAACAGAATCTTGATTATTGCTTAAAAATAAATTAGGAACACGATTCCACATGGTCCATACTGAAGTTCTATTGTCTTTGACATACACATCAAAAGCAAAATTATCCACAAATGGAGAATTGCCGTTTTGATCTTTTAAAACAAGTCTAACAACTTCAAATGCTTCTCCTGTGGCAAAATAAATTGGATATTCAACAAATGATCCTTGATACAAAAGATTGTTATTGCTCAACTGATCCAAGGAAACAGTACCAGACAATGATTTTGTAAATGTTATATCCTCTTTGAAAGAATAGTTAATTCCATTAACAATAAAATACGAGTAACGAGGTATGGTATATGTGCCTACAGGAAGCTGCTGGTTTGCGATAGAATTAAATGAAAGAACACAAGTTTGATATCCTAATGGCTTATAATCAATCAATTTAACAATTCTATTCATGTTTTCAAAAATTTGAGATTGGGTGAACATGCTTTCAGAAGATGTTTGATTCAAATAAAACAAAAGAGTGTGATAGCTATAAGCAATAACATCCAATAAACTATTGAAATTGCTTCCTTCAAATATTTGATCGGTGAATACACCTCCCCGATTCAATTGATCCAACATCAATGATTTTAAGCTTTGGGCATCAAAAGCAACATATGCATTTTGATTCAAAGGAAAATCTGTTTTGCTAATTTCGTTTGACATATATTTTATATAAAGTAATATCCACTATCCTTAAGTACTCCTTTAAGAGAAACACTGTCTAGATTTAGTGAGGGTACTGAAATTCGCAAATTTATATCATATTGGCTTTCGTCGAAATTAACAATCACACTTATATTTAAAATGGAGACCCTAGGTTCGAATATTTTTACACCTTGCAGAATAGTTTGGGCCATTAAACGTGCATTATTTTCAGTTAAATTTGTAAAAACATATTGCATTAAATTCAATCCATACGGAGGATTCAGAATTTTTTGACCTGGAAGAGTTGTGAAAAGATTAAACAAGCTATTTTTTATGGCTTCCAAGTCATAATCAGGTTTTAAGTCTTTGATTTCACGTATGTTACGTAATTGAAGACCTTGGGTATAATTTTTTTCTAAATCTAGTTGAATATCTTTATAGATATGGTCACTAACAAGTTTACCTCTTTTTAAAAATTCAAGACTAGGAGTTGCCATATTTTTAAAATATTTATTATAAAAGTTTGTTTTTCAGGGTAAATAATCTAAATGAGAAAATTTACAAGCTTATATGAATCTTTTATTAGCAGATATACACGGGGTGGTTTTTTGACTGGAGATATTGTCAAATTAAAAGATAATGCATTAAAGAGTGATTGGTTTAAAAAACAAGGATCTGCCATTCTTGAAAAAGCAAAACAGTTCGCTGAAAGTGGTCTTTTAATGAGAATAAGTGCTGTAAAAACGAACCGCCCAAGCACTCAACCAGGATTTGTTGAAGCAAACAATGCTGATGATTTTTATTGTGATATTACCCTGGAACTGGCCCCGGGGTGTTATAAAGATTTTATAACCTTGCCTGCTGATATTCTTGAGTATAAGGATTATTATCCAAATCTACCCGAAGTTCCAGAGGGGTTAAAGAGACCCAATAATAGCAATATCAAACCAAAAGAAATTGAAGAAGAAAAAAGCAACGACCCTCAATATGCAAATCCTGCTTATCAAACTTCAAATACTGATCGTGGTAATGGAAAGAATACTGCTTCTGAAGTTGAGTTAAAGAACACCAATATCAAGATACCTTCCAGTCCAGCTGAAGGTAACAAGAATCCTAGCGTGGCTTCTTATACCTACGCTTATCTTCCTAAGTCTTAATTATATCCTGTAATTTACACATACAGGAACTGAAATTAATTTCCTGATCAGAGGTATTTTTGCTACGATAAATTGCTTCTGACAATTCCACAAAGCATTTTTTTATCTTTTCTATACCTATATCTGAATAGAAAATAATTTCACACATTTTTCTTAAAACGGAATAATAATTAGAATCAAAATTCTTTTCATTTTCAATTATATATTTTCTTAGTTCAACAAAATCACTGGATTTGATTTTGTTTAAAAGATTAGCTGAAAACGAATCAACATTTTCAATACTATCGTTTAAATTGATGGAAAGATCTAATGAAGTTTGAAGTTCAAATATTATTTTGCGTATATCTGGATAAAATGTTTTAACTTTTTTGGAAATTATATTTTTATTTTCTTCGTTTAAAGCTATCTTTTCATTTTTTAATATAAAGACACATCTTTCCACACACTTTTTGATAGGAGGATTTGTTATGTTTATTTCATAAACCCGACTGCGTATTGGTTCGATAATACGATTAATGTCATTACATGTAAAAATAAAACGGTTTGTTTCTGAATATTCTTCCAGCATATTTCGCAATGCCCGCATAGCATCTGGTGTAAAACCATCAAACTCATCAAGAATAACTACCTGGATGCTTCCGTTACTTGGCATAAGCTGAACAAAATTTTTGATTTCATCTCGAACAGTATCTATACCTCGTGTATCGGATGCATTGATATAAAGATGGTCACAATCAAGTTCTTTAACTATGATTTTTGCAAGTGATGTTTTACCCATTCCTTGTTTTCCGTGCAGCAAAAGGTGGGTAATAGTTTTTTTATCTAGACATTTTTTTACAAAGTCTTTTGTTTTTTCATCCAAAATAATATCATCCAAACATGCTGGACGATACTTTTCAACCCATAGATTGTTTGCAATAGTCATTTATTAACCTAAATATATATGATATGGATCAAAAAATAGAAGTCAAGAGTCTTTTAGACCAATTGCATGAAGTACAGGCATTGGCTAGTCCTGCAGTGGTTGAAGATAAAAAACTTAAAAAGGAAGAAGTTGAAGAATTTGTTATACAACAATCTGCAAGATTAATACGGGAAACAAATAATCTCATATTGGCCATGAAGGACTATATATCCCACAGCCCAGAAAGCAAAGAAATAGTAGCTTTTTCTGAATTGGTTAAAGCAAGTACTTCTGCTATAGATACTTTAAATAAAATAAATCTGGCGGAACAGAAAAATAAAACAGCCAAAGAGATTAAAATCATGGATATCGAATCCAAAAAAGAACTTAAAAATACAGAATCAGAACATCGGGTTACGTTTACTCGGGAAGATATTCTGAAGAAACTTATGGAATCTTCTGTGTCTATAGAATCTGTTACAATAGATTCAAATATTAAGAAATCGGAGTAACATCTAAAGCTCTTTGATTGGTAAACGAAGTTAAAATATCAGTTGCTCTTGATCTCAATTGTGTTTGATATTGAGGATTACCTTCAATTAGAGTTGTAATAACTGTGGGCGGAACCACCTGAATATTACTTTGAGGATCTGATGCATTATAAGATGCATAAAATTCTAGAACTCTATAAAAGTCTTTATATTCCTGGCGTATTTTTTGAGTTAAATTATTAACTGCATTCATCATTCTTTCATAATGATTATAATCTGGAATTAAATTTTGGCCGTGTGCAAGAGTGTTGTTCGATATTTTTTCTTGTATATTAAAACAAGAATACCGAAACAAAGTGTTTGTAGACTTTGACAAGGATGCATTAACAACTTTTGCATTTGGACTGACTTTACTATCTAATGTGGATCCATACAAAACTGGAGTGGGTAGGTTTTTAATATCACGATCTGAAAGCAACTCTGTAGAAGAATCTGCGTAATTGGTCATTCTTGTTAGTAAACCTACGCAATCAGAAGTATTTCTGAAATAAACACCATTTCCACCAATTTCAAATTTTAATTTATCCTGTACTTCGGTCAAAGATGTTTTGTATTGATCCAACCAAAAAACCACAAAATCAGTTTTTAATTTTGCAAAACCTTCTTTTTCCAGATTTTTAAAAAAATTAGTTTTTGAGGTAATTGGATCATTTGCCATATATGTTTTTTGCCAATTGATTGAAACATCCAATTCATTTTGAAAATTTCCAATAACATCAAGATAATTTGATGCTGATTTGTAAAAATCCTTTTTAAAGAAAAGATTTAAAGAAACCATTTCTGGATCTATGGTTTTTATATTGTTCATAATCCTTCTTTTGTTAACTTGAGATCATTAAAATTGTAGGTTTTGATTGCAAGTATTTCCGTGTCATAGGTAGTATCAGTGAAAAGGTGATTGCATTTAACTATCAGATATATTCCCAGATACTTATCGTCAAAAGGATTGTTAGGAACGGGATTGTTTCTTTGGATGTTGATAAATTTAGCGGCTTGACGAATGGTATTTCCTTTTGTTTTAAATTTTATGCAATTGTTTAAAAACAAAGAAGACTTTAAAATTTGGTTTCTTCCAAATGAAAATCTTTGATTTTGACTTTCGCTACTTACAGAAAAAATATTTTTAATGTTCTTTTGTTGTTCTCTATATTTGTTTAAAGTTAAGTTACTTGCTGGTGATTTTCCGTTTTGTCCTTTCATGTTTTGGACATAATTTTGATAATATATCTCCTGCGCCTTTTCTATATTATTATTTGTAAAATCTATGCGAAATGTATGATCTGCGAAATTATGACTATGAACAAGGTGGGATATGATGTCATTTTGCGAATCCATTCCTGACATGGTGGTGAATTCATATCGATCAAGAATACTGGAATTGTTAAAAGTGACAAGATTATTTTGAAATTCAGGTATTCTTGTTTCAACGTCTTTAGGTGAGGAATTATCGCTGGGAAATGCCAAATAAAAGGTTTCTATCATGTCTGGACCACCCAACCCTGTAATGCCTTCATTTTGTAAAAATGATGAGGATTGATATGCCCTTTTGAAAAGATCACTATAACTAGTTAAACTCCATTCATCTGTATATCGTTGTATTCTTAAAAAACAATTATCATAATTAGATTCCACTGTGCTGACATGGTAATCCAAAAGATATTGCAAATCGTCTATGGCTTTTGATTGAGCAGGACTACTGTAAAAAAGTGAACTACCGCCTTCATCCCATATATCTGAAAATTTTATATTATAATTTTCATTCGGTGTAAATGTTTTTTTCAATAATTCTTTAATAGCTATTCCGGTTTGTGCGCCTCGATCTTGGTTGTTGAGCAGTATGATTTGATCATTTTTTATCAAATCTGAAGTTGAAAAATAAACCTGCTTTTCATTCATGATTTGATAGCTGATGTCGTGAAAATAAAGCTTTTTATATTTTAATTCAGGACTATCACCTAAAACATCTTCAGTATTATAAATTGAAAAAGCAAATTTTAAATTAAAAGTACGCTTATCCTGTTCATCAAAATTGCCTTGTAGTACTGATGTTCCTTTACCTTTAACATCAGGCATAATATCAATAAAAAGAAAATCTCGACAATCTCCCCTGAATCTATAACCCACAAAAGAATCATTTTTATTTTGTGAAAAATACTCATTTTTATCTGACCCTGGATTGGCAATTGCATTAATAGATTCCAAAACATCGAAACGATTTTCATAAATCAAATATCCCTCATGATAAAAATTACTGATCGTGTCTTCCAAAACCAAAGCTTTTATTGCGGATTGTTTAATCCGAACTACATCTCCGTCCGGATTAAAAAGAACAATATTATAATAATAAAGACCGTCATCATTTATTTTTACAACTTTATCAAAATGATCATCAATATTTGTAATCGTTGATGGAAGCATGCTCATAATGTAATAGTATTTTTAATATTGTTTAAAATTAAAGGAACAAATTCTTGTCGTATTATCTTAAGCTCTTTGCCTGGTTCTGCAAATTCTATAGGATTTTTTATATTATTTATTAAACAAATAAGCCACCATAAATCGATATTCTGATATTGTTCATAACTTATGGTTGTCCATGGTACTCGGCGGTTAACAATAACCACATAATAATAAGTTTTATCTATTTCTTCAGGTATGTTTATGGAGTTTAATATATTATAAAAATAATTATTATTACCGTCAAGATATAATTTAAAAATATTTTCATAACGAGAAGGTGATAATGATCCTAGTTTTGTTATGTCGTTCTGATATTTTCCTAGATCAATCATAAAATATTATCTTCCTTGTCCAGGGTTTGGTACGTTAGGTGTATTTGGGTTTTGAAATGGATTAGAAGTGGGTGAAAATAGTTGTCCGTTTTGTTGGCTTTTTATGTCTATGGAAGTATTTAAAGATGCAAAGTCAAAGTTTCTGCTATCACCAACCAATCCTTGAAAATCTATATCAATAAGATATCCATCAGGAATGATTGTAGTTATTGTTTTTGAGGATTGTCCCAAACCCGATTCATCAATGTAAGGAATATCCATTATTCGACGAGATCCTAAAAATTGAACTTCCAGTTTAGAAATATATGCAAAAGGCATATATTTTTGACCAGGTAGTTCCAATTCATAAATGACGGGAGGTTCGATCAAATCACGTGTAAACCTAGAAGGACGGTTTTGATAAATCATAAGAAACACAAATTGCCAATTTCTTATAACATCATCAAATGTTGCATGGCCTGTGTTGATTAAAGGAAATTTAACATTAAATGTTTCTCCATTACTTGGAAATTGGTAAAATTTAGGACGTTCAATAAAGGTTCCCGGTTCAAACATATTAATTGCACCGGCAGCTCCTTTTGTTGCTTCTGCCATTCCTTCCACAAGATCTGAAGCTCCTAATGATAAAGAACCTTGTCCTATACCTTGGTTTTCGTCTGAAAAATTATTAGAGATTCCGGTATGGCGATCTTGAAAATATGGAAATTTATAATTCCATCCTGTAGGTTCTGTGATATATATTCCATTATATACTTTCAATACTTGATCTGAAGAATTTAATATACTAGAATTTCCTGCTGTTTGTAAAAAATTTGTTTGATCTTTTTGAGCATTAGATAGTGTACCTCCTAATTTAGAAAAAAGATTTTCAAAATTACCCAAACTGTTTTGCAATTTTTTTGTTATATCATCTAAAAAGTTTATTCCGAAATTTTGGGCAACATTTTGACCGGCATTAACTGCTCTGCTTAAAATACCACCTTGAAATCCAACTGTGGCAGCACTATAAAATGCTTGAGCAACCAAAGCATTTGTCATTAATCGTTTCTCAGAAAGATATAAAACTGGAACTTCTTCTCGTTTTCCGAAAGGAGTATGTGTCCAATAAAGATCATTTATAACATCTACCATTCCTGTATTTGAATTAATACCAAGACTACGTATGGGATTTACTTTGCTTCCATCTTTAGGTGAAGTTGAAGACCCTATAGATGAAAATTTAGCAGGAACCAAGATGGGTGGAGCACTTGAACCTTGTGAAATATTATCAGAAGTGTTCTTTGTAAATTTCCAAATATTTCCTATTAGATCAGGCATAAAATATTATTCTCTGAATGAGCTTCTGAAACTATTTATTGTGGAGGGTTGAAGGAATGAATTAACAGAACTGTTTCTCACATTATTAACAACCATGGCTCTACTTGATGTTAGTTGTGCAACAAGTTGTTCCATTTTCTTGTTTAATTCTTTTATTTCACGCAATTGATCAACTGCTATCTTTGAATTTACAGATGAATTTTTGTTTAAATTTTCCATTCCTGTTTTAACATCTCCGAAACCTTCAGGTGAAGATGATTTCTTTTCCATGGAGAATAATTTGCTGGTTTCATTTAGTCGATTTATTTCAGGAACCTGAAACATGGATTGTGTTTGAAAATCTTGGTTTTCTGGTGATTGAAAATCTTGGTTTTCTGGTGATTGAAACGATTGTATGAATTGACTTGGTTGTTCTTCTGACATTTCAAAAGGATTTTGTACTAAAGGTATTTTTTCTTTTTTATTTTCTACATACGTCTCTTGTTTATCTTCCGTATTTTCAAAAAGTTTTCCAATTAACGGAATATTTTTGGCTTTGTCTTTTATAAAATTGAAAATTTTTGATAGCAGATCACCTATAAAACCGAAAATGCTATCGAATTTATCTTTTACGAAAGTAAAAAAGTTTTTAATTTTACCGAAAGTGTCGCCAAAGAAACTTTTAATATTTTCTGAATTATTAATTAACATTCCTATTGGGGTATAATTGAAAAATTGTTTAATACTATTAAGAATACCATCTATACTAAAATTACTAAAAGCTTCCTTAATATAATCGATACTTTCTAAAAGCATTCCTACTGGAGTGTACTTGAAGAAGGTTTTGATACCATTAATAACAGAATCCAAACTAAAATTACTAAAAGCTTCCTTAATATAATCGATACTTTCTAAAAGCATTCCTACTGGAGTGTACTTGAAGAAGGTTTTGATACCATTAACAATACTATCCATATTAAATTCGTTTCCAAACATACTTATAAGTTTTTTGGCTCCCTTCATTAAAAGACCTATAGGGGAATATTCAAAAATTTTGTTTATATTTTCAAAAATTTTGGATATAAATCCGTCACCTTCGCCACTAAAAAAGTTTTTAATTTTACTCAAAACATTTCCAAACATGTTTGGAACAAACATTATTATGTCTTTTATAGTTTCAAAAAGATTAAAATTTCTAAAATAATCTGTTACTTTTTTACCTAAATCTTTACTAAACCAACCAACTACCCATCCAAGTATTTTTCCTGGAATTGCAAGAAAAAATGAAACAGTTTGATTGAGTATTTGGCCAATTCCTTGTATCCATTTACCTTCTTGAAATGGTTTGAATATTTTGTCTATTCGATCTCGTATTTCATCAAAGTTAAAAAATTCCAAACCAAAAATCGAAAATATATCTAAAAATCCTCCAATACCAGCCACAACACCAGTAATTAATTTTTGTATGAAAGATTTATTTGATAATTTTTCATCTGAAAATGCTTTAAATAACCCCGAAAAAAGCTCCAAAACAACTGCTAAAGGTATGAGCAATTTTCCAAAAAGTCTACCTACTTTTAAACCTAGCTGCAAACCTTTAAATATTATTTTTAAAGGACCTTCTACTATAAATTTTAAAAATTCTGGTATAGGTTTCAATAGTTTTTCCATGAAAAGAAGAGGTCCTTTTCCCTTTTCTATGATGTTAAGAATTCTTCCAAAGCTGGAGAAAAATTCACCAATTGATTTGAAAATACCCAAAAATTTAGATTGAATTATTGAAAACAACTGAGGAATTACGTTGGTTATTTTTATTTCCCGAACACTTTTAACTAAGCCACCAAGTTTTGTACTTATTCCTTCAAATATACCAATTACAAAGCTACCTAATTTAGATTCACTTAATGCTTTGGATATTCCAGACAAACTAGTTTTAATATTTTGGAATATACCAATTACAAAGCTACCTAATTTAGATTCACTTAATGCTTTGGATATTCCAGACAAACTAGTTTTAATATTTTGGAATAGATTTTTTACTATTTGAACTAAATTTGAGTTTTTTGCAGTTTCTATAGCTTTTAAAATATTTGTTTTTAAAGATTCAAAAAATTGCGTAACTACTTTAGAAACTTTAGAATTTTTAATATTTTCTATTAAGTTTAAAAAATTTGTTTTTAGCTGTTTGAAAATACCTTCTACAAATTTTCCAACTTTAGATTCCCTTATAATTTTTAATAGCTCCAAAAATTTTGTTTTAAGATTTTCAAAAATTTTTGAAAAAAATTGAAATGTTTTTGAATTTTTAACACCTTCAATTAGTTTTAAAAAATTAGTTTTTAACAATTCAAAAAGCTGCAAAACATATTTTCCAAATTTAGAATTTTTCAATTGACGCAAAAGATTCAAAAATATTTCTGGGTTTAACAAAGCTTTTATAGCAGAAAAAATTTTTCTTAATTGTTTTATGGTTTCTGTGATAACTCCCAAAACAAATCCAGATAAAAACGCTAAAGCACCCAATAATTTTTTAAAGAAACTTGTTTTTTTCTTTTCTAATTTTTCATTTTCAATAAATTCCAGATCTTGAATCTCTTTTCCAATTCCTTTTTCCCGTGTTACTTTTTGACGACCTTCAAGGATTTTTTTGAAAGCTGTTGCCAGAATAGTACCTATGTTTTCCCATCGTTTTCTTTCAGTCGATGTTAAATTTTCAGCAACTTTAGGTGCTTTTTCTTGTAGATTTAGCTTATTTTGCTTTTTGGCTTCTTTTTCAATTTCTGCCAACATTTTTAAATTTTGAGAAGGTTCAGAAATTTTTATTTCTTTTCTTTGAAATCTTCCCTTTCCATCCCGAGCTATTTCTTTGCCATCTTTTCCTGATGGATTTTTTTCCTTGGCTTTACGATCCTTTTCAGATGCTTCCTCTTGTCTGAGCTTCACCTCCAAAAAGGCAGAAGCTAGCTGGTCAAGCTTTTGTGCGGTTTTGCCTAAAAATAGGATGCTCTCCTCACTGGTCATCCCAAATATTTATCAAAATAAATCAATTATGAACCTGAAAAGAATGATGTATCTAAGTTTATATCAACAGTTTCATCACCAATCTTTTGTGAAGTAAGTTTGTTTTCCACTTGCTTGGATTTTGAAACAAATTCAATAGCTTTTTGTACAAGATTGGCCGTGATAGATTCAACTGCCTTGATTTTTTGAAGAATATTCAAGGTTTTCAAATCTATAGTTGCAGATTCAGTATCCTTTATCACTATAGTGTCTATATATTTTACAATTTCCAAAATATACACATCACTTATGATTTTTTGAAGTTTTGATTCGTTTTCAAAATCAGAACCAAAAGATTTTAAAAATCCATCAATGATTTGATTCTCATAATCCAATGAAGGAATCACACAGTTTATTGTAATTCCTCCTTGAGAAAATGAATCCTGTTTATTAAAAGCTACAGTGGATGGATCAAATTCATTAAGTATCTTTTGCAGATCCAATTCATATGTTTTGCCTTCTTTTTCAATCTTATGAACAGGACCGAAAGAATTAACTTTCAACTCCATAAGAATAAGAGACCGGTCGCTTGTTAAAATATTTTTTTCTTCAGAGTTTTCCAGAATGATGCTGTTAACTACTTTAGGATAGAGGAAAGCGGCTTTGGGTCCGGATGAAGCAGCTTCAATTAGATCCTTTTGTTGCTTTGCTGTAATGGGTTTAAATGGTACTTTGCTGTTCTTGGATAAAACTTGTACGGGTATACGCTCTGATGATGAAATTTCTTTTAATTTGGATAGTACATTATCTAGATTTGTTTGACTCATATAGATTAATTATCAGGACTAATACCTTTTGCAACACCTGATTTGTTATTTTGTTCCTCCATAGATTTTAATTCTTTTTTATATAAATTAAGATGCAATTCAGCTTCATTCAGAGATATATTTTCCAAATCTAAAAGAGAAAATTTAAGCTTTCTTATCAATAAGTATTCTATTTCATACAAACTCATCAAATCATAGTTGAAAATGATTTTTAGATATTCTATAAATGAATTATTATAAGGGTTTAATGTAATATTTTCAAAACTCTTAATGTTTATTTTTTCAAAAAATTCATAATTTGACAAAAATTTTACGTTTTCTTGTATATAATCCATTATTTTATTTGAAAAATCTGCAGTTAACAAATTCAATACAGATTCTTTTTCATTTTTTGTTAAATTTGAGAACGGAACTTTGTCTGACTCAATACTAATATATTTTATATTTTGAGAAATCATGTCCGAATCGTCTAATATCATCAAATGACTTGGCAAATCCAATTTAATTTCAATATTTTTATGGTGTATTACAGTTTCAAATGATTTTTTAAACAATTCTTCAAATTCAATAACCCTTTGCACATTGTGTTTGAATGAAATTTTTGCATTATTTTCATTTTTTAAGTTAAAAGCTATTACATTACCATAACAATAACTGCGTAACTGACAAAGAATACTAAGAAGGTCCAGTATATTAAAATTTATGTTTTTATTATAGCAATTATCCTTTACAACAGTTTCCAAAAATAGAGCTAAACCTTTTAAATCATTGTTTTGAATGAACTTGGATATGCTTTTGGATGCAACAAAATTTATTTCTTTAAAATATTCGTATGTTCCTGTTGAAGGAACGAATATCCTACAGTAAAAATTGTTCATGAATTAAAAAATCTCTTTTATTTTTGAATCCATCCATTTTCTTATAAAATTCTTAATAAAAGTGTGATTTCGAATCATCTTAGCAAACGATGCACCAAATGCAATGTACAAATGCATGAACCATTTTGGTGATTTGGTGAGCATCCATTCACGGAACATGAGCCATTTTGGATTATCCTGACCATAAACCTCTCGAGCAACCCAGCATCCGAAAGCACCGGGCAATCCTGTCTTGGGTAAATTCTGGTTGGTAAAGTTGTTTCCATTTTGGAAAGGAGAAATGTTTGGAATTACACCATTACTGATTCGATTGATAATATCAGGTAACGGCAAATACAAATTAGAATGTACAGTGTAATTACTATAAATCCATTGTGTAGAATATTTCTCATATTCTGTATCTGGACTGTATGTTATGCTTTGATTATCCACAAAATAAGGAACACAATTATAGAAAGTCCAAACTTTTCTGGGAATTTGACTAACTTTTTGATAAGAACGAGTGTATTGCATAATTGTAAGATTACATTTTATATGACGCAAATCACCTGTACCACCAGGACGAGCCACATATCCGTAATGGCTTGCCAAAATTACCCAGGGACGTATAACCATATCTAAAAATGAAGTATTTGTTTCAAGAAATTCTATTTTTAAAAACTTATTAGTATAAGCAGTTCGTTTTGAAGCAAGAATTCCAGGTATAAATCCCCTGTTATTGTCTATGGGTGCACTTTCCACTTCATAATCATCTTGAGGAAGATTGACTCCTTGAGCAAAAATACATCCGACTACCTTTTGATAAAAATGACTGGTTAGTATTTGAGCAGGGCGAGTTATGTTCCAACCTTGTTTGGATCCGTCTGTATATTCTAAACCTTGAATAATTTCACTTGATATAGATCTAGGATAATTGTCTATTAAAATTACCCACTGACTATTCAAAGGAACAGTTGAAAACCAACTTTCCATTTGAGCAAGAAAATATTCTTGTGGACTTATTAAAGGTACACCAGGGATATTGAATCCGTATGCGTTTGTAATTTGTGGGGCAAAAGGAGGATTTGCGCCTGTTGTTAACCCTCGTAGATTATTGCTTAATCCCCGAATTGCATCTGTGATTGGATCGTTAATTGTTCTATCTCCTTCTAATATTATTTAGAAGGAAAACCCAATTATGGGTTGCTAAATCTAGCGTTTACGGGAGGAGTTGTTCCGCCATTTTGGAATGTGCGGCGGAAATAGTGATAAGCGATAGTGGCTGTGAAGGTAACGAATTCTCCTCCGTTTGTTGTATCATATTCAAGAGGTCCAACACTTCGAGGGCTTACTCCAACCAATTGATACTGAGCAATACGGTTTAATTGATTGTCGAGTTGAACCATATCAATTGTTGATGTTTGTTTGGGAGAAAAATAATTTCCTGTGCTTGTGATATCATCAAACACATCACGACTCCAATCTTCAAATTTCTGACGGATTTTGCTGTTGCTGTCACAGTAAAATTCCATGCTATAAGCTTCAGAACCAGGATATTTAACTGTGCCTGGAATGTGAAAATCTAGACCCATGTAAGGAACTGTCACTTCAGTTATTTCACGGGCAGGAAGTTGGGCAGTACGAACATAAACCAAATCATTTTCGTCATAACTTACATTTGTGGCATCTCCCGGATCAATTGATAATATACGGAAGTTGAATTTACGAGCGAAATCACGCTCAGTTGCGATTTGATAAAAACTTTGAATTGTTTGTGTTGTATCAGCCATAATAATATTTATTCTTAAGTTATGTTTTTTTTGATTTTTTTTACTCTAAAGTCAACAAATATTTAAGTTTATTCAAATCTGCAACAATCTCTTCCACAATGTTTTGTGCATCTGAATCTTTAGGATCTAGTAATGAACAAGGTTGAACTGTTAATATTTGTAAATACTGGTTTATTTTTGAAAGAACATTTTCATTAGAATGGGGTAGAATTTCAAAATTCAAAGATTTATATTCATATTGCCTATAACGCCCAAGTAAAGTTTCTATCAAACTATCAAAAGCTTTAGCCAAATCTTTTCCTATCTTATCAAAAGCTTCGTGTTGAGCAAAACTGAAAGTTTGCCAATGAAAAAGTTTTAATTGTGCTGAACATTCAAGAGCTAATTTTATGACAATTGTTGGATCATAAACTGGTTGTTCCTGGTATAATTTAACAACTTTTATGGTTGGCATATGATTATTTATCATAATATTTCAAAAATACCATGTTTCCACAGTCCCAAACCCTACGATAATCGTTTTTGAACATATTTTGAGATTCTGAAAAATTTTCATCAAATCCTTCTTTTAGAAGTTTTTTAAGTTTTTTCTTTTGTGCTGCATATCTTCGAATTATACGATTACCTTTAAAATAAAAGTAATTTGGATCAGATTGATGTGACATTTTAAATCCTAATTTAAAATATAAATTTCCATCACTACGTCTCAAATCAGCATATGAAATAATTCCTTTTGGTTTGTAATTATTTTCAAAATAATTAAGCAATTTACTTGCACCTCCGATGACTGTTGTATCTTTTTTATTACAAAAGCGAATCAATTCATAATTCAATTTTTCATTTTTAGTGAATCGGGGTTTATTGAATGTCATAACAGAAACAAGATTATCGTCGTGATAAAGACCTAAACAAATGTTAGAATGATCAATTCCTTGAATATGATTATAAAACATGAAATCATTTTTTGTTTTTTGATCTACTAATCGTATTTGGCATTTTCTGGCAAAAATTTTATTGGAAGTTTTCAAAATGTTATTAATTACAGACTTCCATATTTCTTGTGTATTTTTATTCTGCCATTCATTGGAAAAAATGTGATATACTCGTATTCCATGTTGTTTAAAAAAATCTTTTTTTTCTAAAAGATGATATCTTTTATTATTTTCCTCCTGTATGTTACAAGGAAAACATGACCCAAATGAATGCCAAATCAAACCATTATATTCAAATCCAATATTTTTATCTGGCAAAAAAATGTCCAATTCTTTTCCTTCTAAAATATAATTTTCAACAATTTCCCCAGTATAAATTGTTCGCAAATATTCGGATATTTCTTTTTCTTGACGGCTGCTATTGGGATCCCCGTAACAGGTGTGACAAAACACACTCTGCCATTTGCCATCACTAAGGTCTTTAATTTCTGTATTCTTACATCTTAAACAACATATTTTTATTTTTTGCTTATTCAAATTTTTAAGATCATCTATACATTCTACTTGAAAATTTAGATGTTTTAGATATTCATCAACCTTTATATAATGATCGTTCCATCCTCTGATGGGTGGTTGGTTTGTTATGTTGTTGTTTTTTGTGTATTTGTGTCGATACCCTACATTTATATTCTCGTAAAAAGCTAATTCTTCTGGATAATACTTGTTGGCAACTGGTTCACTTAGATTATTGAGAATATGATAAAATCTTTCACTCCAATTGATTGGGGAATTGACCTTGAGATAGTCTGTTCGTGTCAAAATACTGCACAGCATATCTTTGTTTTCCCTATAATCATTGGAATAGATGTAGGTGGCGGATTTCCGTCCAATTCTTTCCTCTATCCACTTCTTTTGGAGAGATTCTTCCACATGCGTATAGGTTTTATCCTGCCAACATTCCAACAATTCAGTTATCTCACGGGTGGATTTTTCTTTTTTAACAGAACTGGAGCTTTTCCACGTTATTATCTTTCGGGCGCATTTGTTACTGCAAAATCTTTCATATCCTGTTTGAAATGTTTTGAAACGGAGGGGAGTATGAAGACATCCCTCGCATTTTGGAGGAGTTTCTAGATCATTTACAATGCAATAGATGCGTTCTGATAGTGTTCCTTGGACGTTTGGGGTATTTTCAATGATATCTTGATGCGTTTTACCCTTTAAGAACGTTTCTCTTCGTATTATTGCGGTATTGATTTTACCTGTTTTTGTAAACAGATTATTTTTTATATAATCTTTTATGTGCATAAAAATAACTTACCAATATTTATAGTATTGGCAAGTTATTTTATTACAGATTATTGATTAGTCGTGATACTTTATGCCAGAAGCTCTTGGAAATCTTGACCGGTACGAGTGGCATAGAAATTAACCAAGATGAATTCTGCGGCACGAACAGGTTTGATATAGATGTCAACAACCAGTTCATTTTGATCGATAACGTCAGGGGTATTGTTCCTTTCGTCACAGATAATTAAGTAGTCGTAGACACCTTGTGTATTCTTAGCCAGATCAAAGATCGGGGTTAGAACATTCACAACCTGAGTACGTGTGAAGAGTGTGTTTGGCTCGAACACAAAGTACTTGACTGTGTTGCGTGTGGCTGTTTCCAGATACAGGAACAAGCGACGAACGTTTACACGATCAAATGCGCTGGGTTTCTTGAGCAAGGTCTTCTGACCGAAGATTACAAATCCTTCAGCCGGGAAGAATGCGACAGGGTTGATATTGATCTTATAAAGTGTATCCCTTTGTTTTTGAACAGGATAGATCGGAAGATCATTTACACCGAGCAACACACCGCGAGTAAATCCTGCAGGTGCGAACCAAGGTTGGAAGTTATCATCGGTATTTGCATAAGCTGCAGCTGCGAATCCCGAAAACGGAACCCATGTTTGCCTGCTTAGACCATCATCAAATACCCGAGCACATGTGCCATAAGTTGCAGCATAGCTTGTGTTAATCAATGAGAAGTTATGGCGGAGTGGCCAGTATATGTGTTGATTGAAGTTTTTGTTTGGATCATCAATGATCTTGCTGTTTTCACCTTGAACAAAGATGTTGCGTAGAGGATCTGCAATAAAGATGTGATCTTTACGAACATTTTGCGCGAAGTTGATGAATGTGCTGGCAACGGCATTGTAATTTTCACGGATAGTCAACGCATTACCATTGAGGGATTCATTGTTTGTCACATAGAATCCACTCATATCCAAAGGAATTGTATCGTCAAAGATGTTTGCACCGCTCAATACGTCTGAATTATATTCAGCAGCAGCAAAAATGGTTCCTAGCCCAGCTTCAACAGTGATGCTGATGTTGTAAAGATCTACATTTTCAACAAGATCAAACACACGTTGCAGTTTGGCGGGTATGCTTCCGATAAGCTTGGTGTCAACGACTGTGCTATCGAATGCACCAAAGCTGTATAGTGAATCAGCTCTTTTTACAATTCCATTTTGAAGAATTGCACTTACAGTTGCGCTAGGAGCACCTACACGTGTTTCGTAAGTTACATTGCTATCAACAAATCCATTGCCGTTGTAAGGAATTGCCAAATTAGGATTCAATATACGGACTTTCTTTGTGGGAAAGCCTGCACTGTTGATCCATGTTTGAGTGTTGCGATTGGTGATAAACGGATTGATCAACAATGAAAGATTGGGACTATCATCTTCACGGGATCCCAAGTAGAATGAGATAGGTAATCCACCGTTCACATCATTGATTTGTCTCCAATAATCAAGAGAACCAACATAACTTTCAGAAAGGATATAATCAAGAGTTAATGTATCTGTGCCAAACGTGCTTTGGCGAAGTTTGAATAGACCGACCATCAATGTATCGTCAAATTGACGAGTGCTAATATTGAAGGTTGGAAGATTTTCCATAATTTCACTGACGCTGTTTCCAATTCCAAACTCAGTTGCACTGAGAGGGAAGTTAAGACGTGTACGAGGAATTGAAAGGAAGTTGAATGTGGATCCGGCCTTGCTATCAATTGTTTTGATAGTATTAATACCATCGAATTGAGTAGCAGGATTCAGGTTTGTATTGTCAATTACACCTAAATAATATCCTTCAAACTTGTTATTAATGCTGGTTTGAGCTTTATTCAACACGATAATTCCTGCATTTGCCAATTGTGTCAGCTTGCTGGCACCAGTGCTGGTAAATGTGAATTGTGTTGGAACATTATTCCATGCAGAAAATGCACTTCCATTTAAAATATCTTGATACTCTTGAGAATTCAGTTCAATTTGAGTGGGTTGACCCAAGAAATATGTGTTTGCACCGCTAAGACCAAATCCTCCAGTAGCAGGTACTGTTCCTTCATCAGTCACGTAAGCACCGTTATAGCTGGTTACAGGATAAACAAGGGCACTGTAAGAATCGGTGAAACCTGCTCCACTTCCGCTACCATATGGCATACGAGTAATAAGAATTTCATTTTGAGATTGGAAAGCTGCTTTTACGGTATGATAAAAATAACGTTCAGGTGCATTAACAGGTTTGCCATAAATATTTTCAAATTCACTCAGACTTGAAGGTTGGATAATTTCATCCAAAGGTCCTTGCGGTGAGAAACCTGCAATTAAGGTAGTTGTGGGAACATTAATTACAGGACGTAAAGAAAGATCAACTTCGTTAATTTCAACTCCGGGACTTTGTATTGTACGTTTAGACATATAAATTATTTATTCTATTCCGAATAACTTTTTAACTTTTTTTATAAAAGATTTACAATAAGTTGAAAAAAACCAAATTCAAAACTACTTTCAAGTTCTCCACTGTCTCTGTAGTTATAACTTATTGCTCCTAGTTTTATAGGTTTTGCTTGGTGAAATTCGAATTTTATTTTATTTTTATTGTATTCATCTAATCCATAGATAGTTATGGTGGTTGAATAATCATCCAATAAAGGAGGATAACTGTTTTTATTTGGAATAGCTATTTTATCATCATTTAAAAGATTCATCCAACTGTAAATGTACCAGTAATTATTGTAATTATTATCCACAGTAAATTTAACATTAACATTATTAAAAGAAGGTCGGGAATAACTTGTAACTTTTAAGACTTGCGCACCATAACTGGCTTCAACTTGAGGTATGGTTATATCTGGAACATCAATACCAAACACTGAAAATTGAAAACTATCCAAATTTATAGTGTCGTTTCCTCTTTCCAAATTGCTGATTTTATCTCTTAAAAATTTGGAAGGTGTTAAAACCATCAAAAACTTGTCTTTCCGTGCCTTATTAAGCATGGATTGGTTGTATGTGGCTGCCATGGTATTATTTAATTAAAGGGGTTTCCAGCCTTGATTGGAATAATAATCCATTTCAATCTGCATTTCATCCTTATCATTAGAAGACATGATCACAGGCATGCCGGAAAATCCATCTTCATTGGCTCCAAATTTGAATGTTAATCCATCATTCTTTTTAAAAGGAATTATGGAACTGGGCCGATTGTTTTTGTCTCTTCCAGTTACTTCATAATATTTTTCCACAAGATCATCAGTTAAAATGAGAAGAGCCATGGCCATGCTCATGACACAATCATCAAAATTGTTATTTCCTTTTCGTGCAGCCCATGTGCCATTCGGATATCGTATGAATGTTTTCAATTCATTTAATGTTACAATATCCCGAAAAATTATGGATCGAAGTTCATTGATCCAATATCGCATGTTAATGACTGCATGGTATTTGGTGTTGGTATTGGTGAATATTCCAGGTTTATCAAATGTTTTTCCGTGACTGTAACTGATCATTGGATCATAACTATAATTTTCAAAAAGAGCATCTGCAATCTGACCTCCGCAATTGTTTCTTTCAATCAACAATGGAGGATTTCCCCATTGAGCAAGAATATCCACAAGTTTTATTGTGAAGTTATAAGGAGTAATCGTATTGTCCCTGTACATGGCAACCTGACGAATGCTGCTTAAATCAGCCAAATCAAATATTTGAATTACACTGCTTGCTTGTCCTACCCCTTCAGCCACATCTACACCTGCAACATATACTCCGTTTTTATGTGGTTGTTCCCATATTTTATATTTCCCATCATCAAAAATAAAAAGAGGATCACTGCATGCTGCTTTATATTTTTCATAGTCATCTCCGTTTAATACTGTTTCGCCCTCTTGAAGAAAACAATTGCCAAACTCTTGGTCAAACAATTCTCGACTGCCCAGACTTTTGATTGTATTATCCTTCCACTTTTCGTCTCGACCAGGAATTTCCCACCAATCTACCCGTTCAGTTTTCCAATTATTTGTTCCTTCCATTCCGTCTGTGTATAATTGATAAAAAAGATTTCCAGTTCCATTGGGTGTACTGGCCACAAAAATTTTACTTTTCTTACTGGATGAAATGATGGGATAAACGGCAGACCAAAATGTTTCCACCATGCTGTTGTCAATGTGAGCCAACTCGTCAATGACCAAAACATTAACGGAACTTCCACGACCTGCATCAGATGATGTGGTGCTGATACTGATTCGACTGCCGTTGGCAAGACCCATGGCAGTTTTTCCATATTCTGTCACACCCGGTTTTAAAAAGTTTGGAAGATTTTCATAAGCCAATCGAATACGTGCAAAAATTTCCTTGGCAGTTTCTTCTTTATTTGCCACAAGAAGAATTCTTTGATCATTTTGAAAACATGCCAGCCAAAGACAATAAATGGTCATGACTGTTGTTTTTCCTGCCTGACGACTTGATAGCAAACAAACAAATCGGTTGTCCCGCAAACTTCTTAAAATTTTTTTTTGATAATTGTGCAGTTTTATCTTTACTCGACCCACATCCAAATTAACAATGAAAAAATGATTTTCTGCAAAATGAAGAATATTGGCTTTGCATTTGCTCATTTCCTTGATCATCTCTGGCGTATACTCAAACTCGGCAACTGGGGTGGGCAGATTTGGATTTCCCAAATATCTATCATTTGATTTCATCAAGTATAAATACTTAACGTATGAACCAAAAGAGTAAATATATTAAGAAATACGGTATGCCTAAAAGTAACGCAAACACATTATTGGACATTGGAGCAGTTTATCATAAAATGCTTCTGGAAAATGCTGCACATCAACAAGATGAACTTGTTTTAGAAAAGAAAAGCAAGAAAACAACTGATGCTAAAGCCAAATTCGGCACAAAACCAGGAAAAGGTGGAGTGCAAGCTTTTGAATTGGTTAAAGATAAGAAAACTGTTTCCGAACCCAAACTTAAAGATTTTGCTCATAAGGACAGCGGTCCTGATACTGAACAATTGGCTGAACCTATTGATGCTAAAAATAAAAAATTTAAAAAAGACAACTATTTTGAACCAGAAAACCTCAGTAGTGCAAACGAAAGCGTAATTAACACAAAAAATGTCACTTTGATCATAAATGAACTTGTAAAAGATGATAAGCATGAAGCTTTTACACGTCTTAGTGAATATAAGACAATATGGGGCAAAAGAAACTTCGTGAATCTGTTGACTGTGGCTGCAGTCAATGGTCATACCGAAGCACTTGAAGAATTTTTTAGTTTTGTAAATAAAAATACAAAAAATAGAAAGGATAACAATAAATAATCTATATGAGTAACTTCGACAAACTATATGAAGCTGTGATGTCCGAGGACGACGTTGAACTTGGTATCACTGACGCTCAACCCGGCACCGCCGATGTCGCCCCGGCAGCCACTAGTGAAGAAACAGAGCTGACTCCTAAAGAGCATCTCGCCAAAGCAATTGAACTTTTGCAAAAGCTTCAAAGCCTTGATTTGATCCCCGATGATGTCGGTGGTGATGAATCTGCTTCTGACGAAGACTATGAAATGTCATCTTCAGATGAAGATGGTGAAGAAACTGATGACAGCGAAGATGAAGATGGAGAAATGGCCACTGAAGAGATCGAAGCTGAAGATCTCGGTCATGCTCTTGTTAATGCTAAAAAAGGTCAAGAACTATCAAAAGTTTCTTCTGGCAGCAACAAAGTTGCCAGCACAGTAACCAGCCTTGCCAAGAACGGCAAGGGTGGTGATTCCAAAGTAACTGACAAGGTTGGAACCGAAGGCGAACGGGGCCATGCTCTTGTTGGATCTGGAGTCAGAGGTGGTGCACCCACAAGCACAAAAGGAAAAGCCAACGTCGTTTCCTCAGTGATCAAAGGTGGTGGAAAAGGTGATCAAGACCTGTTCCAAGCCAACTGATAAAAATATATAATAAAAAACCCCCGTCTAATCAACGGGGGTTTTTTTTTGACTAAATAACTATATGGCGTTTGAATATCATAAAGATCTAAATTCAAAGTTTTGGACTGACAAAGGATTTGATAAAAAAGTCAGAAACAATCTTGTGGATATGGCTTTGGATTTTTACAGCAATTTGCAAACAAATGCTCCTTTGGAAGATATTCAAATTACTGGAAGCATAACCAATTATACATACACAAAAAACAGCGATATTGATTTGCATCTGCGCATAGACTTTAAAAAAGCAAGTAAAAACGATAAATTGGTTTTCATGGCATTTGATGGCGAAGCTTACAAATGGCGTTTAAAACACGATATAACCCTGAAAAACCATCCCGTGGAAATTTTTGTGGAAGATACGTACATTCAACCCCATAAAACAAAAAGCATTTACAGCATATTAAGAAATAAATGGATCAAACAACCTGTTTATGATCCTCCGGAAATTGATGAACAAAATGTGAATAAAAAATATCAATTTTATAAAAAAGAAATAGATTTTCTCATTAAAGAAAAAAACAAAAATAATAGCCACACTATTCTAAAATCTATATTAAAAAGAGCAAAAAATATTAAAAACAAATTGAGTGAATCCCGTCGAGAATGTATGAAAAGTGAAATTGGTTTTGATTTTTGTATTGAAAATCTTGTTTTCAAAAAATTAAGGGATGCAGGATATCTGGATAAACTAAATGATTTGAAATCAGAAACCTATGACAAAATTTACACAGAACAAACATGGAACAGCGGTATTCCTAATCTTTTTGTGAGTGATTTGATGGGAACCAAAAAACAAACATCCCAAATGTTTGATAAAAAGAAACGGGGAGCCCGTCATGAAAAGCCCTTCATCCGGGATCCTGGATTGCGTAAACATTCCCGAACAGTTCCGCTCATGCATCAAAATACAGACACATTTCCTGAAGTTGGAGTTTTGAAAAAAAGCAAAGGAAGAAGAATAATCAGCGAACCTCGGGCCATGCAAATTGCAACTTTTTACAATGTCAATTTAAGTGAAAAGCCCGTAAAGTTGGGTCGTTCATCCGTAAGTATAAGAAAACAAAATAATATATATGTATTGGAGAGTGAATGAGCGTTGATCGGTATCTAGGACCTGGTTGTGTTTCTGTGTATCCTTTTAATTACACAGCCAGTGTTCTTCGTTTTACTGACAAAGAAAACAATGAATGTGAACGGGATGTGATCGGCAACTATTGGCGAGAACAGATAGATCTTTATGGTCAAAAGATAAATTATTGGAGAAATCCTTATAGCACATTGAGTGCCGACAACATTTATGGTGAAGATCCAATCACAAACTGGCCCGCCCCTAGCCAGATTGTGATGGCCATCACGCTGGATGAAGACAATCTTACTTTAAATAAATTCGGATTTGATGGTCAGGATTATATTACTGCATTTGTACACATCAGCAGCTTTTATAGTGTTTTCGGTCAAAATCAAGAACCAAAAAGTGGAGACGTTGTTAAACTTCTGGAGTATGGAAATGACAGACCCGGAGATCGGGATGGAAAATTGTTTGAAATAACGCAAAGATTGGACAGCGAAAACAGCAAAATCAATGCATTGGCCGGACATTATGTATGGTTGCTGAAAATGAAGAGATTTGATTATTCACAAGAAGTAAATTTGCCCAATGAAAAGGGTAATCAACAAGTCATGGACAACACTGGTTATGGCACACTCAGTGCAACTGTCAGTGGAAATGTTCCGACCAATCCTCGTTCGAACCAAATTCAGAACAGTGCTCCTGCAGTTGTAAATAAATTTGTTTTTGATTATGAAGGTTCTGGACAAGATGAAGTGTATGGAACTTATGATGTGCGGGATAGTTGATTCAATTGAATTTCAGGCAAATCAACTTCTTCTTCTTCTTTTTGACATTCATCTTCCTGATATTTCTTTCTTTTTAAAATATCAAGATTTGCTTTTTTAGTATCAATTCCAAATTCGTGATGATTCACTTCATCCAACATTGTTTCAAAACGACTGTCTATGTATTTCTGAATGGCAATCGGTTGTATCCAAAAATCATCTGACATGTTCACGTTGAATTCACCGCATTTCTTTTCAATAAGATCAATACTTTCCACCAAACAAAGCCAACGAGCCATCTCGCTTTTGCTCATTTCAACACGGGCCGGACGGTTTTGATGATTCATTTGCATGACCACATTATCAGAAATTCTTTTGGGATTATCGTCACTCAATTCCATAATAATTTCACATAAAATTTTTAATTCTTTTTCGGAAAGACTCAGCTGTGCTCTGCGACCATAAAACATCATGTTTAAATAAATATTTTCTTTGATTTTCTCAAGATGAGGATTTTTCAATGTGCGAGCAACTTTATCTGAAATGTTCCGCCATTCATCAGCGCTCATCTCGATCTTTGCATTTTTATTATTGATCGGGATGTATAAAATTATTTTTTGGTTATTGTTGTTTTCGGTTTGTGTTTTGATCGTGAATGTATTGTTGAACATATGCAGCCAAAATACAGAAAAGCAGGGGAACGTCAAGCTTTATCTTCAATTCAGTCATGATGCTGAACGCTGCATTGACCGATTCATAAATTTTATGCACCACAAAACTTTTTCGGTCGATACCTTCTGGATTTTTTATGCTTAATTTTTTATATTCTTGAAAAATTTCATCAAAAAAGTCCAAAATAATACGTTCACTGTCGTTGAAATTTTTCTTTTTGGTTCGAAATATTTTATATAAATTATAATATTCTGGACCTTTTTTAACAAAGAAATCACTTAGTTCCTGGTCAAATTCCTGTGCCCAATTTTCATTTTTTACAGTGGAAACAGGCACAACTGCTGTGCTATTAACACTTTTGGCTATTTGGTATAATAAATTACTCATTCAGATTCATGGGCAGAGCTTCCAAAGATTGCACCACCACTGGTTCAGTTTCAAGTGCGGTACCCAATTTGACATAAACGGATATTTGTTTGTTACATTGAAGGCATTTATAGCTGGTTCCTTGATTCAGATCAATTGGCACAAAGCATTTGCTCTTCTCTGCACAAGGACATGTCAGTTCCACTCCTCGTTTATTATACTCTTTTTCAATCTGCAAATTGGTTTCTTTGATACGCAAACCATATCTTACTATGGCAAACTTATGAAAAGCAAAATCCATGGCATATTGCAGTCCCACTGTGAAACAAGATGTGAAAAAATATGTCCAAAAATTGCTTACATTAAGGGAATATAAAATTCCAATACTGGTCAAAGGAAGACTTATAAATAATATTGTTCTGAATAGCATTTTAACCCTCTAAAATCTTATTTAGAGGGTTTACAGTTTCTTCAAGTATCTTTTGTGCCTGATTGATTTTGTCGATAACCTGTTCCAATTGTTCTAATTTCTCTTTCTTGTTGCCAATAAGAGGGTTATTCTTGCTCATTTCACACAACATCTTGCTGTTGCTTAATTTTACAAAATTATCCGCCAAACTTTCAAAAATCTTGTCCAGAGGATAAGGAAGATTTTTAGGAGCCAGTGTGCTTCCTTGGGGGGAGTATTTTTGAATTAAATCATCAACTGTAAGTGTTTGACCCTTAAGGTCTCGACTGGCTATGCCACTAACCCAGCGATTATAAATCATTTGGGTATCTTCATTAAACATATATATTTTATTTACCTTTATAATAAATAATAATATGGCAATATTTAACAAATTCTTTTCAAATATTATAAAAGAACAGGACGAACCTGAACTGGAAGTGCCTGCTGTTAGACCTTCAGAAGACAGGACCAGTATGGAAGCTGAATTGGATAAAGGTACAGTACCTCAAGAATTTGATGTTAAAGCAATTACCCGGGAGCAAATGGCCAGTCGTCAAACCAATTCTGCTCAAGCAATTGAATTGCAAACATGGGTAAGAAATATAGATAAGTTTTTACAATATCTAAACAGTCCCGACATTAATTCAGTTCAAACTCAATTGCATATGGCTCCTTGCGACACGCTTTTTGAAAAAGTTGCCAAGAGTGAAACTAAAAAAATTGCCCGTGTTTGCGTTGAATTGAGTGGTCTTAGCGAACGTCTCAAAGCATATCTTATCGCCAGCAAGAGCGAAAAATAATCAGATCATCATTTTTGCCCGGGCTTTATGTCCTTGAAAAGTGTTTTGTAAAACAAAATTCACATCCACTTTGTTTTGTTTCAACCCCATGCACATTTCATTAAAATCTTTATAAATTATATTTTTGGGCCAAACAAACACTTTCTGACCAGTTTCAATAATTTGTTTCATTTTTTCCCGGGCTGTAGTATCCTTGTTTTGATTGTCCAGTACCCATATTTGTTGATGCAAAGGAAAGTTGCTGAGTTGCT